GCCGGGTACCCGCCCCCTCCTAGGGGGGCGCTCTCTACCATCACTGGGGGGCCTCCAGCATCCCCTGGACCTCCCTCACGAGAGCCCGCTTCCCCGAGAACCGGGTGATCCTACCAACCTCCACGCCATCCCTCAGCACGATGAGGGTAGGCACGAACACAAGGTCATCCCTCCTGTAGTCCTCGATGCTGACGTAGCTGCACGTCACATCCCCCAGCTGCTGCGTGATCTCCTGTCTCCACGGCCACATCCGCTTGCAGGGGCCGCACCAATCGGCTCCGATCATCTTCAGTTCCACATGCATTTAGGCTCCTTTCTACGTGACTCCACCAGCATACCACGCACCGCACTGGCGCGTGGGATTCTTGCAGGTGACTCAGTCCTGCGCGCGAACACCAGTCACCCGCTGGCGTGCCTCCCGCGCTCTCCGCTCCCACTCATGGCTTTGGTCCCACAGCGTCGCTACCGCGGCACATGCATCGGACACCGCCTCGTCGGTCCCCACATAGATCGTCACCGAGCGATCCAGCTCGGTGCCCACGTAGGGGACATCACCGCCCCCCCACTCGACGGCTGGCATCCACGTATGAACATATGCGGAGTCATTCGTACAAACCTGCAGCCTGTGGGTCTTCACCCCTCCGAGGGTCACCCACGCCACGGCCCCGCACACGGGGGAGTCGCTGAGGTGCAGCAGCCTACCTGGAGAGAGCGGCTCCCCATCGACCAGCCGTGCATCGGGGAACACCGCACGAAGGATCCGATCACGAATCTCAATAGGTCTCATGGCTGCCCCCATCACACTTTTTGAGGCCCCGCAGCCACTCCCACACGTCGCCGGTGGCTGCGATGCTAGAGACCCAGTATCCGCCCCGATACGCCGACAGCTCGCCACAGCCATCGGCCTGCCACTCGAGGTCGTACCCCAGCACCGACACCATGGTGTGCAGCGCATCCCTGTCCTCCACATGTCCCCGGACACTAACCAAAATCGCACTCATGGGATCCATGATACACCCCCGGGCCGGAGTCCTTCGAGGGTGGGGCGCCGCGCCAGCGGCGCCCCC